CTCCGCAGAGATGCGGAGCGCAACGCAGTGCACAACACCTCGTCCTAATGGACGAAATCCTACCAGAGGAGCTCTGATGCCTAAGGGATTTGAGCCGGGTTTGGTTACACAGAGGAGTAGGCGTATTGAAACGCCTTCTCTTCTTCCAGGTCACTCTCGTATCGTATTCAGTAATGGATCGATACAAGAGGGTGGTCCTGGAGACCTTATCCAGCTTCCCGCAGGGAAACAGTTCACTGTTTCGGAAGGGCATCGCTGGCCCGCTTCCCGTGTTAAGGGAAAATGGGTCGGCGACGCTGGAGGCGAGTTCTTTACCCAGAAGTCGCATGCCGAAATCAATTCGGTACACGTCAATCTGGCAAAGAAGACGTTCCCCTTTGGGGGAGCGACTCCATGGAGAGAATCCACGTACAGTGGACCACTCTATGCTTGCGATCCAACGGTATCGGGCTGGAGCTTTCCTACCGGGACTTATTCTAGCAATGATAAGCTAGATGAGCTCGGTGCGACAGCAATAGCACGATGCAAGCCCACAAATGCTGTGGCAGATCTTGCGACAGCCATTGGTGAGCTCCTGCATGATGGGTTACCCCATCTACCAGGAGTTCATACATGGCGTGACAGGACCGCTATCAACCGAAAGGCTGGTAACGAATACCTGAACGTCGTGTTTGGCTGGTTGCCTCTTATCGGCGACGTCAAAGACGTCAGTAAAGCCGTTAAGAACGCCGGGTCCATACTTAAACAGTATGAACGCGACGCTGGCAAGCAAGTACGCCGACAGTATCACTTCCCATCAGAAGAGAGCAGTACTGACGAAGTCGTTCGTGAGTTTGCGACGCCTTATATGTCGCCGACTAACGGAGATATCGCCAGTCTGTTCTCGGGGCGCATTATTAAGACACGTAATGTGTCTATATCCAGATGGTTTTCAGGTGCATTTACGTATTGGCTACCGACCGGAAGTGACTCCCGGTCTCGCCTGTTACGTCACATGTACCTGGCCGATAAGTTATTCGGCACCCGTCTGGATCCAGAGACTCTCTGGAATCTTGCTCCCTGGAGCTGGGCTATCGATTGGTTTTCCAATACGGGAGATGTTGTTTCTAATCTCACGGATTGGGCACTCGATGGACTGGTTATGCGCTATGGGTACCTGATGGAACATTCCATCATTAGAGATACCTATAGCTATGAATCCAACGGCACCATGTCGGAGCCGGTGGGCATACCTCCCATGAGCTTTGTCACTGAGACAAAGATCAGAAGGAGGGCAAACCCCTTTGGTTTTGGCTTAACCTGGGACGGCTTGTCACCGCGCCAGATAGCCATAACTATAGCGCTGGGTTTAACCCGGCACTAGAGCGGTGTCTCAACACTGCGTTAAAACACCAAGTAGGGAAATTGTTCCCTACGAAAAGGAGCACGCTTATGTCCTATGCCGACCCGCAGTCTGTCACCATTGCGGCAGTCACGACCCCGTTGCCCCGTGTTAACACGGGGAATAACGGCGCGGACTACCTCTCTGCTGACGGACTGATCCGACTCAATGCGAGCAACGCCTACGGGCGTCGCACGCGGCGAGTCCTTCGGATCGACCATTCCAAGCTCACCGCGGATCCGTTTATCCCGGCGAACAACACGAAGGTTTCGATGTCAAACTACATCGTCTTCGACGTGCCGCCCGCTGGGTATTCGAATGCGCAGGTGTTGGAGGTTTACACCGGCTTTAAGTCGATGTTCACCGCCAGCTCGGACCTCCTCATCACCAAGCTTCTTGGTGGTGAGTCCTAGGCCAGTAGACTGGATCCTAACAGCTCTCTGGGCGGCGTTGATAGTTGTCGCCCTTGAGCTGTTGGATCAGCTTACTGGATGGTATGTATTTAGGCTTATTCTAGAACAATTGCCGCTATGACGCGGCCTAGAATTGCCTGTAGAATACATGCAGCCCAGGTCATAGGCTAGGAAAAGTTACCTCTATTTAAGGAGGGCTTTTGAAAAGCCTATTGATGCTCTGGCAGAAGTTGGCTGAAGAATCGGCCAACAGGTGTTGCACAAGCGCCACCATGGACTTTAAAACAGTCCAGGGTCGGTTCGAACATGAGGGGTTCTCGTTTCTTACGATAACCCTACCTGACTTTGGAAAAGACTTCCAAAAAAGTCTTGAACAAGGTCATGTCGATCGTCGTTCCTTTCAGGGATTCCAGTTTGGGATCCATGAATGGAGAGGTCTCCCCCGATTTCTCGGAGGTTTCCTCGATCGTGTGTTCGACCGAAGTAGTGGCCTATTACTCCCCGACCCATGCATAGATGCAATTCTTGCCATCCGTCAACTTACGTTGATGTTTGGGAAGATTTCTTTGCCGTGCAGCGATGCACGAACAAAGATAGCTATGCGTGAGTACGTGGAGTGTGAGCAGGATGTCAGAGAATTCGATGCGAAAAGGACTCGATCTATGATCGAGGACTTTAAGCGAATTTCGAATTTGCTGTACGCTTCCGTATTCACTGAGGTAGATAGAAGTATCTACTACATGGATAACGTGAAGCCAAAGCACGGTCCCGGTGCTACTGCTGACAAGCTTTTGGGAAACCAAAAGTTTAATCAGCGCACCTGGCCCGCTCGTCTCGAACAGATCTTGCCTAGCGGCGAGATGCTGTTGCCCAATTGGCGATTTTATCGCCAACTGGAAGAGATCGACATCCTCGAACCCGGGTCCGAGATTCCCGTTAAGGTAATCACGGTCCCTAAAACGCTCAAGGCTCCTAGAATAATTGGAATCGAGCCGACGGCTATGCAATATGCACAGCAGTCGCTCCTCCCGATTATCCTCGATGCTCTGGGGAGGGATGACTCCCTCCGCAGCATCATCGGATTCGATGACCAAACGCCTAACCAGCGGTTGGCCATGGAAGGTTCCCATAATAAGGGAATCGCTACGCTCGATTTGAGCGAGGCGTCCGATCGAGTCTCGAATCAGCTCATCAGGATTATGCTGCAACAGTGGCCTCATTTGCATATGGCCGTTGATGCTTGCAGGTCCCGAAAGGCCGTTGTTCCTGGTCATGGCGAAGTTCGCCTAGCCAAGTTCGCGTCTATGGGTTCAGCCCTCTGCTTTCCTATGGAGGCAATGGTATTCACTACATTGCTCTTTCTTGGGATTGAGAGAGGACTTAATAGGCCCCTTGCTCTGAGAGATGTCAAAATTCTCAAAGAGAAGGTGCGCGTCTACGGGGACGATATCATTGTCCCAGTAGATTTTGTGCGTTCCTGTGTCACGACGCTTGAAGCTTTTGGGCTTAAAGTGAATCGTGCCAAGTCTTTCTGGAATGGAAATTTCAGAGAGTCTTGTGGAAAGGAATACTTTTCAGGCCATGACGTTTCAATTGTCAAGGTCAGGCAAGCGTTTCCTTCACATAGGAAGCACGTTTCCGGAGTCATCTCGCTCGTCTCCCTTCGTAACCAGCTTTATTTTGCTGGTTACTGGCAGACTTGCAAGTGGCTAGACGATGAGATCAGGAAAATAATTAAATATTTCCCTGTTGTCTTGCCGTCTTCCCCGGTGCTTGGTCGTCACTCCTTCCTTGGGTATGAAACCCAGGTTGTAGGGCGAGTGCTACACAACCCCCTTGTCAGGGGCTACGTAGTGTCATCCCGAATTCCGTCTGATATCTTGGACGGGTCGGGTGCCATGCTCAAGTTCTTCCTTAAGCGCGGCGGACAGCCATCCGTCGACAGGAGGCACTTGGAACGTGCTGGACGTCCTCAAGCCGTCGACATCAAGCTGAGGTGGACCTCTTCCGTGTAATTGGAAGAGGCTGGGGAGTAATCCCCTCGTGGGAGAACCAAAGTG